GCCAGGCGCAAAGACGCGGCGGTCTGGTCGGCGTACTTTTTGGCGGCTGTGGCTTTTTCCATCATTCGGTCGATGACAGACGCCCACTTTGCATTGTGCACTACGCGGCGGGCCAAGTCGAGCGCGATAGTTTTGGTACTTCGGGCGTATAGCGAGGCTTGCGCGTGTTGCGGCGCTGTTTCGCCGCGCTCCAGCACCTCCCAAGCTGTCACATAAGAGCCGTTCGGCCTCTTTACGGGGTGCCCGCTTGCCGTGATCTTTCCTTGCGACAGCGCCCCCTTGATTTGGAATAGGCGATTGTTGTGCTGCACGATCACGCCCGGCCACCTACCGCCGACCCCGGTGTGCCCCACCACGTCCCACAGTCCCGCCGTCTGCCCGGCTTCGACAACGCCTTTGAATACCAGCAAGTTGCTGGCCTCGATACACGTCAGCCCTTTCATCGGTGTCACGTCTGCGTTTTCCATGATCTGCCTTTGTTCAGGTAGTCCCGAGATGCGCCCGGTTCGCTCGTGTGTTGGCACGTCGCGCGACACTCCGGGGAATGTCGCGCAGCTTGCGTACACAATTTGCGCTTACTTACTGCTGCCCTTTAATTTTGCGCCGGGCTGGACGTAGCCCCGGACACCCCACCGGCCAGCGTCAGAAGAATGGCCCTTGCCTTTAATTCTTCCACCAGCTTCACGTAGCGCCTTTTGGCTTCGTCGGCTGTGACTCCCCGAAAATCGCTCCATGCGTCCCACTTGGCGCGGCCAATCATATCCGTGAAGTCAGGGCGCTTACTGGCCACGTCGCCCCGATACGCTTGTTTGTACAAGCCGTACAGCGTCAGCATCGTGGATGTTTCGGGGAGCTTGGGGAGACGCAGGGCGTCTTGTGTTGCTTGCTCGAACTGGAGCAGTAAATCGCTCATCGTAGTCCTCTCGGTTGGGTTATCGCGGCCCGGCAGCTACCGGCGGGGCTTGAGTTCGTGGCGTTGTTCAGTCCAAGCCTTTTAGGTTGCGTTCCGCGTCCTCAAATGAGTTACGAAAATCCTCGAGCTCATCCGCCACCGCGCTGACTCGCACCTTTGCCGAATTGATTGGGATGCGAACGGCCTCTACCGCATACCAGATATTTTTGGCGGGCTGCCGTTCGTTGATGGCCTGAACGAGTAGGGCGAGGCGCTCGGTGGCACGGTCTAGCGCGGCTTCTGCGTCGGTCAGGGCGAACACATGCCTGTCGGCCAGCCTCTCGGCTGCCCCCAGCGCGGCCTCCCGCCCATCGTCGAGGCCGGCGTCGTAGCCGCTTTCGCGGCCATCGTCGTAACTCCTATCGCTGGCTGCGCTTACTTCTTCTGCCTCGTTCGAGGCAGCCGCCAGCTCGACCACCTCGATAGCGTGCAGCGTCGCCCTGTCGTTCGCGCACCATGCGGCACGCTCAAGTTCCTTGAGTTCCAGGGTGTTCAGCATGATTCGTCCTTTCGTTGATGCTATAGTTCGCGTCAGTCCCGCCTTATTTGACGATGCTACCGCCGTCAATCACCGCGCCTTCGGCTACTTTGACCCCAACCGCGACCCGGACGTGACTCCCAAGCGTCGCTTTGGCACCGACTACCGCCTTGGATTCAATCAGTGAGCCTTGCCCGATTGTGACTTTCGGGCCAATCTTGACGCTTGCGGCGATGCATGTGTTGCGACATACCAGCGCCCCGGCCCCGACTACCGTGCCACTGAACACGTCTACGTAAGGTCGCAGCCATGCGCCCCGGCCAATTGACGTGTTGGCCGCGACCCTGACATAATTGTCGAGTCGGGCCTCCTGCCCGATCACCGTATCGCTCCCGATAGCCGCCTCTTCCCCGATCTGGGCGTTCTTCCCGATCAATGCGTCCGGCGCGATCCAGGCGGTATGCGGAATGATCGCGCCATTGGGCGCTACTCGCCACCCGTCTTCGTCGGGCGTGATTTTGGCAATCTCGGCCCCGGTATAGTACATTTTGACTTTCGACTTCATGGCTTCACTCCTGTTGGTTGGTTAGCGGGTGGCTGCGTTTTGGGGCCCATGGCCGGTGTAGAGCGCGCGAGTGTAGTGTCGGCCCGAGCCGACCAGGTAATCGCTCAGCGGGTCGCCAATCACTGTTCCGCGGCCTATAACTGATCGCCCGGCTATCTGGGTTTTACCGGCAATGCTTACGTCGCTATCAATTGTCGCATTGTCGCCGACAACCGCGTAGGGGCCAATCAATGCGCCCCGCCCGATTGTGGTGTTAGCGCCAATCTTGACGCCTTCGGCGATCGTTGACTGGCTGCCGATGTGCACGCCTGCCCCGACATTTGCGTCCCGGCCAACTTCGGTGCTGTGTAGCACCCATGCTCGCGCCCCAATCACTGCGTTGGCCCGCACCTGAACGGCTTCGTCTAGCCATGCTTGCCGAAAAATCCGCGTATGGTGCCCGATAGTCACGTTCGGGGCGATTCGAACATTGGGGCCGATTGCGGCGCTAAAGGCTATCTCGGCGCTGTAGTGTACTCTCGACCCGTTTGACAGCAGACGCCAGCCGTCGTCGTTGCAACTAATCTCGGCTATCTCGCTGCCGGTGACGGGCCAGTTGGGTTTGACTTTCGATCCCATGAGTTTTCTCCTGTTTATGGGTTAATCACTGCACCGGCGGGCGCCTGAGTTCGTCCGGGGATATGTTGGTCGCCTCGAATCTTGGCTTTGTCGCCTACAACCGCGTCATGGCCGATCAATGATCGCGGCCCGATTGTGGCTTTAGAGCCTATCTTGGCCCCTTGCGCGATTGTTGCTTCACTTCCGATTCGTGCTCCGGCACCTACATTTGCGCCCCGGCCCACGTCAGCGCCGTATCGCACCCAAGCGCCCCGACCAATTGTCACGTTGGCCCCAATCCGTGCACCGGCGTCTAGCCAAGCCGTGCTGACGATCGTCGTTCCCGGCCCGATAGTCACGTGTGCGGCGACCCGTACATCGTGGCCGATTAAGGCGTCCGGGGCGATCTCGGCGGTGTAGTGTACTCTAGACCCATTTGGCGAAGGCAGCACACGCCAGCCGTCGTCGGGCGTGATTGCGGCGATCTCGTCGCCCCGGAAGTAGCGGACTTTTACTCTCGTTCCCATTGTATTCCCCTGTTCTGTTGCTAGACTGCGGCCAAGAACCGCTCGGTGTCTTGCTCGGTACGGGTCTTGATGACCGCACCCCGCGCCATATCGTAGTAGGCGATTTGCCCGTGCGCCCGCGCGATGTTTCTGGCCTGGGTCGAGTCGGCCACCACTACCGACACGCCCAAATAGGTGCGTCCGTTGTCCGGGTTGATCCAAACCGTCAGGCAGTGCGCCGGATGCCGTAGCAGGTCGGCTTCCCGCGCAATGTAGGCGGCGATATGATGCACGCGCAGCGGCGCGGTCAAGACCAATTCGCGGGCTTTGTAGGGCCGTACCGCGTAGCCCTTATCGATTACGCGGCGGGTAGTCAGCGAATAAGTAAGGCTGCCGTTAGCGACTGCGTGCAGGAACAGCCCAAAATGCGACAGGTTGGTCGTTTTGATCGGCTTCATGGTGTGATTCCTTTGGGTGTGTGTGCAGGGTTTCCCGGCCCCCGCGGTGCCGCCTAAGCGCACGCGTTGGCATGAGCTTAGGTTGATGATCCGTCGCACTATCTGGGCACGCGGCATCGCCCAGGTTATCGCGGTCGTTTGGGCTACGCCCCCGGCCCCTATGGGTACCGGCGGACGCCGCGGTGATCTGCGGCGACCGTGTGTGCATTTTGCGACCACTCGCCTTGAATTGCAAGCCCTGGCCGACGAACGGTCGGCTTTCACCGACGGGCGGCTTCACTCGCGGCGCCAGTCGTAAATACCGCCGTTGCCGTCGCAGCGCAAAACGGAATCGAATTCCGCTACTACAGCGCTGTCTTCGTCGTCTCCCGGCGCCAGCAGGCGGAAGGCTGCGACAAAATCGTCGCGGTACTTGGCGTCGCCCGCGTCATATCCAGCGGAAAACCGTCGCTCGACATTCTCCCATGCGGCCCTGGCGTCTCCCTCTGACTTGAATGCCTCATAGTATCCGGCGATACCGTCCGATGCGTAAATCGCCCACTTGCTTTCGTCCCTGCTACCGCCCCAATTGCCGGCGTCGTCGTCGCCGTATTGGCGCCAGGCGCATACCTCTTCGCCTAAGCAATGTTCGCCCGGAGTCTCGCAGTCGCTCGCGTCCAAATCGTCGGCTATGCCGTACACGTAGTGTACGACAGACCCGTCAGATTGGTCGCGCACGCGCTGGAGGACGATCCCATCGTTGAGATCGTCAAAGGAATAAGACACCTCGACAATCTGCCCTCTATCTTGCGGTTCGACGGTAAATCCTGTCGGGCGGAACTTCATGTGCGTCATTTTTACCCCTGCCCCTGTTAGCCCGAGGCGCGGTGCGTCATTATTGACGATCTAGACTATACTCCCGCATCTCGGCGGCGCAAGCCCTGGCCGACGAACGGTCGGCTTTCACCGACGGGCGGGCGTCGCTCGAAAAAAACAGTAGCCCCCAAGTGTGCCCGGCGGTTCGAAAATCCGTCTCTGGTTCCCCCGTGTCCCCCGTGCCTCCCCGGTGCCCTCTCGCCTGCGGGCCTCTGGCCTGGGGGCGTCCCGTGCCCTTCCGTGCCTGCGCGGAACTGTCAAGCGGGGCTTTACAGTTGCACCGCTGTCCTGTCATTCGGCGCTACCGTGGGCCTGTTCGGACACTCGCGGGCGTCAGGCGGCGCTGTGGGGCGCGGGTGTACCCTGGCCTGGCGCCGGTTGCCCCACGTGGCCGCCTGTAGGTCAGGACGGCCCAGGACGGCCCAGGACGGCCCAGGACGGCCCAGGGTGGCCCAGGGTGGCCCAGGGTGGCCCAGGGTGGCCCAGGGTGGCCCAGGGTGGCCCAGGGTGGCCCAGGGTGGCCCGTGCCCGCCTGGGGGCGTCCCCGCATGCCCGAGCGGTCAGGGTGATACCACGCCGCCGGGCCGCCCAGGGGGCACGGGGGGAAGCGCGGGTCAGGCGGCGGGGAAAACCCCCCGCGAATTTTTTGGGATTTTAAGGCCGCCCGGCCTCCCCAGGCCTCTCACAGCCTCACGGAGTACACCGGCTCCCCGTTGCGTCCTTTCTGGACTGACCGGCCCGCCGTGGACGACCCCATGGTCTTGAAAGCTTCCACGAACTCTTCCAGGGTCTCCAGGGCTTCTTGCTCGCTCATGGCTTTCGCGGCGCTGTTCATGTCCAGGGCAAGCGCCGTGGTGAAGTGAGCCACCGCGCCTGCCAGCGCGTCGATGCGGTCATCGTGGGCCAGAGACCCCCTGTCCTTCGTGATGTGAGTCAGTTGGTACATGGTGGTCTGGTCGTGCGCGACGCGCTCATCTACGACCAGCCGGTGCAGGCTCATGACCGGCTCCAGGGTGTCGATGATCCTGGCTTCTTTCTGCACGCGGTTCCATGCGGCTTCCGAGACCGTACAGCCCGCTGTGTCGCCCGGTTTAGGCGGCGGCCAGACCTCTGCCAGCATCGGCTGGAAGGCCGTGATCCAGACCAATCCGCCATAGTTCGGCTCGACCAGAATCTCGTGGACGCTGTGGCGCTTGGCGGCCTCGGCGACGCGGCGCATGGCGGTAGCCGGGTCTCCTGCGAGTCCCCCGATCTCCGCAACGTAGAACATGCCGTTCAGCGTCTTCACTACGGCCCAGGCTGTCTCGTCTTTCCCGCGCCCGCTCGGGTCTACGAAGAGTACGGCTTGCTCGTATGGGCGCCACTCCTGATCGACGAACAGCGGCCCCAGGAAGTAGTCCCCGCTGAAGCCGACGTTAGGAATGTCGTGCTTGCGGTTCTTGCCCTGGGAGTCGTGGCCCCATTGGAGGGTCACGGGGGCTTTCATGGGATTCACGGCCATTACAATCAGGTCGTGTTGCTTGAGCGGGTAGCGCTCGGCGTCGGACAGAGACGTGTCTAGCTGATACTGGAGGGCAAAGAAAGCTTTGCCCTTGCCTTCGCGGCCCAGCAGTTCGTAGTCGTCAAAGCGCTCCGGGTCGGTCGGCTTCCACTCCAGCGAGGCGTCCTGATCTACCTTGCGCAGCGGAGGCGCCAGGATGTCCAAAGTCTTCCCGTCGTCTGTGTCGATCATGTAGCCCTTGCGCTTGTCGGCTCGGGGGAACCGGGCCGGCCAGCAGAAGCATGCGTATCCGCGCTCCTTGATGAGACGGCTGTAGATCGACTCTTCGGTCTGCGGCGTCCCGAGGAACAATACTTCGGCGTACCCCGTGACCTTGATCGCGTCAAACTCGTTGACTTTATGGAGCAGCTTCATTCGAGCTTCTTCCGTCCAGGAGTTCTCGGTGATCTCGATGTCGTCTGCGATGATCGTGGTAGCGCGGGAGCCTACGATTTGTCCGGTGATTCCGGCTGCACGCATGGAAGGCGCTTGGCTGATCGACGCGCCGTTAACGTCAAACCGATCAACCATGTCCCGCTGGGTGGGTCGTGGCCGTAGCTCGGCAAACAGTGGCATTGTCAGCATGATCATCTTGGTCTGCGCCACGAATTCCTTGGCCTTGCCGGAAGTCGCCGATACTACCAGGAACTTTTCGTGAAACGGGTTGCGCTTGAGTTTCCACAGGCAGTACGCGGAAGCGATGTAGGACTTCCCGATGCCCCGGAATGCCTCCATAATATCGGAGCGCCCTCGGGGGTCGGGGGCGGCCAGGCGAGTGTGGCCGGCCCGGTCTGGCTCGGTTGCTTCGTCGCCGTACCAATGGAAGTACTCGCCGGCTGCGTTGATGCCGTAGCCGGCCCACCCGTGCTGTAGGAAGTAGCTTAGTTCAAATTGGGCCGGTGTCGGGTTGGGCAAACTTAGGTGCTTCCAGACAAGGTAGACCAGGTTTCGGAAGTCCGACAGCACCGGGTCGCCAGGGCGGTCGTACCACCAACTCATTGCTTGGTTGCGGGAGCGAAGGGCAGGTTATTCCGGGCCACGTAGTCTGCCAGGACGCCTTTGGGGGCGCCGGGCTGTGGGACGGAAGGCTCGGCGGTTTCCCGGTCGTCCCTGTCCTTCAGGTAGGCCCGGACGACTGCCAGGAACTGCGCCGGGGGCGGAACCACGGCGGCGGTGCCGTCATCCCGCAGAACCGGAGCACCGTCTTGGGTAGTCAGTGGGACGCCCTTCAGGCCCTCGACTAGCGAGGACTCGAAGCGCTCCCGGATGGCTTGCGTCTTGTTCATAAAGTTTCGACTTGAATTGGGAGTTCAGAGGCGTCATCGACCTCGCAGGCGACCTCTACGGCCTTCTGCGCGTCAGCACCCATCTTGTTGGCCGCAAATGCGGCCTTGGCCCCGCTGCCGATGGCTACGAAGTCGCAGCCGGGTTTGAAGGCGGCCAGCCCGCCGTCCCAAAGCCAGAGGCCCGCGACGTTGAGTTCGATGGCACGGAACTCCATGCCAATCCGCGGCTTGCGCCCCTGGTTTCGGCGCCATCGCAGGAACTTTTCAATGTCTGTGCAGTTGCCGGCGCACCCATACAAGGAGCCGTCGATGCGCTCAATCTTTGGGGCAGACCACTTCACGTCGCCGTCCGACGCCTTCGTGTCGGCCACGATCCTACGCTCGGCCCACGACCCCGCGATAGTTGTCACTTCGACATCCTCTCGTTGATTACTTTTTCGAGGAACTGCTCGCCCAGTACGGCGCACACAGCGGCAAAGCCGCACAGCGCCAGGACGTGCATGTTGGTGAAGAAGGCCAGCAGAGACCCCGCTCCGACGGCCAGGCCGCCCGAGACGATTGCCCGGCCAGCCACGAGCCGCAGGGTCAGCTTGGAGTCGGATGACAGCAGGCGCCCAATCCCAAGGATGGCCCCGGCTAAGGCCAATACGCCCGCCAAGCCCCAGGAGTTTTCGTCGTCTCCGTTGATCCGGCTAGCCGCGTGTGCGGCGGCGCCGGCTGCCAGGTAGACGATGGCGCCCCAGAGTAAGGTCTCCATGGCGCCCCCCTTTACTCGACAAACTTCTGGGGCTTCTTGGCCTTCGGCTCGACCGGGGCCGGCTCGACGACCTCAAACGGATAGGCGTCGCCAACGGCCCCAGGGCCGTCCAGGGGCACCTCGACCGGCTCGCCGTATAGGCGGGTCAAGGACTCCTCGGGGAGGCTCACCGCGGTCACTCGACCGTCTTTTACGTGCAGAATTTTCTTACTCACTTCTTGAGTCCTTTCGGTTTTTCCGCGGGCACATCGCTCGCGGCGCCTTCGTACCCGAGCGCTGGGCGTTTCGGGACTTTGGTCTGATAGTAGGGATTGGAGAGGGTCGCCGGGTCGTTTTTCAGGTGCTCCGGGATCGGAACCTGGGTGTATTCGACCGGCTTGGCAAGCTCTGCGTAGAGCAGCTTGCGCGGGTCTGCGCCCGCCCAATCGGACAGGGCAAATGCTTTGGTCTCTGTGCGGATTGGCCACTTCCCGGCGGCCCGGACATTCCCGTCAACGTACTCGCCAATCTCGACGGTCACAACGGGTTCCCGGACTTCCGGGTTCATGGGTTGGTAGTCAACCGTGAACCGCAGAATGCGGTGGTAGCTGGCAACTACGCCAGAAGGTAGTTCTTTGTCAAGGATGAGTGCCATGGATCAGTCGTAGATGGAGCCGTCGATCATTGGGCAAGCATTGGAAGTCTGGCCGAACAGTTCGTACCAGTTGGATCCCCCGTCGTCCTCGGTGGCTGTGGTCAGCATAATCAGCCGGGTAGACAGGATATTGTTGGATCGCTTGATAGCCCCCCAAGACTCGTAGATGTCGGAGACTGGTGGCCGGGAGGCGGAGCGAACGCTGTAGAAAGGGGGGATAAGGAACGCCGGCTTGGGCGCCGGCGACCCCATGTTGTTGTCTATAGGGGTGTTACCGAAGTCCGGGAACGCGGTGCTGGAGTATTGAAGGGTCGGGAGTGACCGAATGCCGAGCATAGGCCGGGAACCCCCGGCCATTACCGCGCCGGACGCGCTGTAGATAACTAGACCAAACCCGCCCCCAGTGATTCCGCCGTTGCCCGCCTCGAACACGTAGGCTTCCGGGAGCGTGCTACCCTGGGTGCCGGTGCGGAACCGGGCGGACAGGTTGGACGCCCACCATACGTCCTCGCCGTCCGGGAAGTGCACGAACACCATGCGCTGCGTACTCGGCACTGACGGGTACGTGACGGTGTACAGTTGAATCTTCCAGGAGTTTAGGGTGAACTCACCGCCCGACGGGGTAAGCGTTGCTTTGCCGACGAACGCCGGGGTCGAGTAGATGTTGCTGACAATCAGTTCCCCGGCGTCGTTGTAGACTTGTGCCCCAAAGCTCATATGGCAAATACCAGAGCCTGCGACGGCGTCCGCTGCCGCGGCCTGGGAGTCCAAGAGATTGTTGGGACGCCCCCAGGGTACGCGACACTGAAGTTGTGGCCGCCTGCCCCGGTGTTGTACGTGCGTACCAGGCGGCCCGTGAGATCCGGGAAGGCCATTGACCCACTGGATCCCACGGACGCCTGAACGGTGCCGGCGTACACCCCGCCGACGTAGGTCGTGTCGATGATGGTTCGCCCAGCGGCGTCCCATACGCGGAGACCGAAGCTCATACCAGGTTCCCCAAGCGGACTCGAAGGTTTCCGCTGCTGTCATACACTTGCAGGCGGTTCCCCTCGATCTCCATGCGGGCGCCGCTGGACGCGGTACGCAGAAGCCCTACGTTGGCGGTAATGGCTGAAAGCTCCCCCACCGCCAGACGGTTGGCCTGCACAGTTCCCGTCTTTATCATGCCTCCTTCCACGGTGGTGCTGGGGGCGCCGGGCGACCACGGAGACGCCTCGGTTTGGTTTGGGGTGGCCTCCCCCAAGTAGGCCTGAGAGATAAACGCGTACGTGTCACCCAAGCCTACGCCCCGAATGCCGAAGAGTAGCAGCATTGAGTGGGCGCCCGCGGGGGCGGTGATGAATCCGCCGTAGCGGGCAGTCCCGCCGCGTCCCTGGGCGTTCTGGTTGTTTTCCGTCCCGGACAGGTTTGAAGCGGCTTGGGAGGCTGCGCCTTCAGACAAGTAGTTCCCGTCGATGGTGTAGAAGAACACAATCGGGGTCACCCGGCACCGGTGGGCACTCAGCCATGCGTGAAACTCCAGGCGCTGCCCCGGACGGCAGGGCACAAGAAGGCGGGCATCGCCAAGAGCGCCGCTAAAGTAGTGGCTGTTGTATATCCTCCCGATGTAGGCGTCTGGGGCAAACGTCGCGGGGTTGTGGCCGTAGATCCCGCCGACGCCCCTCGGCCTCCAGTCGTCCCAAGAAGCACCAAACACAGGCATGTCGCTCGCCCAGTGGACAGTGGGGGACTCAAGGTTCGGCGCGGAGTTCTGGAGAAGGTTCTTGCCGCCCGTGCCGACCGTGAGTTTGGCTGCCGTCACGGCCCCATCGACCATCAAGGAGGCGTCGCCCATTCGGGTGACTTCCCAGGCCACCTCGCAGTACCCGTTCTGTACAAGCGCACGCGTCCTGAATTGAAGCCGCAGCCAGTCCGCCAAAGTGCCGCCGGTGGCGTGATCCGGCAGTACGCCCTCGTAGGTCGCCCAAATCCCCTTGGGGATCGCGGTGGCGCCTAGGTTGATTGCCGGGTATGAGTTGTCCCCGGCGATCACGTTGGTAGTCGTTGGGGCCGGGGTGTACCAAGAGACTCCCGGCACGTGGACAGACAGCCCAAGCCACCCTGTAGCGTCCGTGCTGATGAAGACGTGAAACCGCACAAGGTACTTGGCAGGCAGACGCTCTCGCGGAAACCACGTTGAGAAGAAGTCACGCGCCGCCACCATCCCGCCGTTGATGCGCAGGGCGCGCTCTACTGGCTGGGCCTGCCCACCGTCAAACGGAACGAAGCTATTGTCGCTGTTCCAGCCCCACCATGCCGCGTCTCCGAATCCTGGGTCTGGGTAAATCGAGTCCCGGTTGTGGACGTGAATCTTGGAGGCGGTGACCGCGCCGGCAGATATAGCGCGAGACACCACGGCCCCGTCTACAAAGACTCGGGCCGGGACAGTTTGATCCCCTTGCTTCGCCGAATTGAAGACGAAAGTCGGGACGCCGTTTACCAAGCCCCCCGCGAACAGCGGTTCCGTTGTCCCCTCAAGATTTGACGCCGGCACGAAGGCCAGGCGGTCGGCTTGAAGAATGACTTCCGAGGACGACGTGTTGTTGTTGGACGTGGCGGCTAAGCCTATGCCGGCGATGACCGGCTTACCGTCGCCCCGCTGCACGGAAGCCTTGACAGTCCATTGCGCCAGCAGGGAATTGTCCGTGTTCGCCCGAGCTATGCTCTCGGTAGTCACCATCGCCCCGAAGCCGGACTGGGCAGCCTCAACGATGCTGACCCGCGCCGCAAGCGAGCTTTCCTCGCTGATAGCGCGGGCCGTCTCCGCCGCGATATTTACCACGGCGGCGTCCACGGTTTCGTCGAGAACCGTCATGGTGTTCTGGAGCGTGTCCAGCGTCACCAAGTTCTCGGTCAGCGTGTCCAGGGCGGTCTCGATCGCCGCGCGGGTGTCCCCGATGTACGAAAGGTCGTTCCCAACTGCGTTAAACGCCACGGCAATGGCGCCAAGGTTCCCGCTGCGCTCCTGAATCAGGTACAGCAGCTGGCGGCGCAAGCGGTTCAAGTCCGTCTTGGTCAGCAAGCTGGCGTCCGTGATCTCCGCGAACCCCTCGGTATCCGGGGTGACGCGGAAGATACGGATAGTCTGCCCGGTCGCCGGGGCGACTTCTGTCACTATGTCGGTCTCGGACGCCCACAGATACGCCACGGGGGCGTCCTGCACGGTCACGAAGACGTGCCCTCGGTCGATGAACGGAAAGGTCACCGTGAAGCGCGTCGTCGTCCCGTTGCCTGGGTAGGACACGCTAATGTCGCTGTCTACTTCCGGGGGCGCCGCTCCTCCCTGCGACAGAGCCGGGAGGCCTAGGACGGCGGGGGATCCTATGATGGGCGTGGCCGTCAGCTTGTGGCGTTGGGTCAGCCCAGGAGTCCCCAAGATCGCCGGAGACCCCGTAATGCCCGTTGCCGTCAGGGAGACGGCCCCGGAATAGGTCGTGAGAGTTGGCGCCCCCAAGACCGCCGGCGAGCCGGTGATCGACCCTGCCGTGAGCTTATGTCTCTGGGATAGCCCAGGAGTCCCCAGGACGGCTTTGGAGCCGACAATTGGAGTGGCGATCAGCTTGTGGGTCTGGGATATGCGGGGGGTGCCCAAGACCGGCGGGGAGCCGGTAATGCCCGTGGCGATCAGCAAGCCCGAGCCTGATCCGCCGCCCTTGTCGGAAAACAGAAGCAGCAGCATGAAGAATACCTACGCGTGTAGTGTGAAGCCGGTTACATCGCCTGCCGTCACTGCGGTGTTGTTCGTCAGGCCCTGCCCTCCGGTAACCATGATGGTGATGCCGGTCGAAAATGCGGCGCCGCCCTCAATGTGCCACTCAAGGTTCATGTTAGGGCCAATGGCGACCTCGGTGAGCGCCGATGTCGTTCCTGGGGTGACGGATGCGGACAGCGCGTTGAACACCTTGATCCATCGCGCCGACGCGGCGGTGTTAGTAAGTACCATGCCGACCAGGCGTCCTGCGCCGCTTCGGATCTGCTGCGCGACTGGGGTTGCCGGACAGTTGACGTTCGTCAGCGTAGCGGCGCCGGTCGAGCTGGCCCGGTACTGCACACCCACGTCGCCGATGGCGGCAGTGCCTGCTGCAATTGTGGCATTGGAGACAGTCGCCGTTACTGTTCCTGAAACAGGTTGTGTAGCTTGGAAAAACGTCCCGCTGACAGGTAATGGGGCCTGACCACCTAGCGGGCGCACGCCAGCGATAAACGTAGGCACGTTGGCCATATCCTCAACCGCGACGAAGCCAATTGTCCAAGTGGTCGTACTGGCCGGGGCCGTCGAACCGTTGAACGACCACAGGTAAAAGTGCAGCTCGACATCATCGTCGGGGATGTTTTCAATGCGCGAGGCTCGGGTCGTGACGGTCGGCGTAATGCCGGACGCGACGAGCGTGTCGGCCCAGGTGATGTTCCTACCGTCCGCGTAGACCTGCATCACATGGCCGGGCGAGGTAGTCGAGTTGATGGTTGCTGTGGTATCACCCGAGTTCCACCCGCGCCGCTGCGCGTCAACCGCTGCGCTAGTTGCGGTCGTGCCGGCGTACAGCGTGCGGATGTAGTTCCAGCCGAACAAATCCACCGTACAACTACCGCTCGAGGGCCAGCCCGAGACCGTGAAGTTGATCGTGTCCGCGCTCGGGACAGACGCAATCGCGTAGCGGCCCGGCACGCCGGTCGCGCCGGTGATCGCGCCAACGAACATGGACTGGCCGACGTTCGCGGCAGTCAGGCCGTGCGCGGGCAGGGTGACCGTGATCGACGTGGCGCTGTTGATCGTGCAGGAAAGCCCCTCGCCAATCACATCGGCCAGCATGGCGATAAAGTTCTGATTGGCGATTCGCTGGCTCAAGATCGTCTTGTGCCGCGCGATGAGCGCCCCCCGGAACGCTTTAACGCTACGCGCTAGAAACTCCGAGTTAGCCGTCGTGCCGGTTGTCACCAGAAGGTTACTTGACCCCTGCGTGACGCCCATGCCGGTGCCGAGTCGGCGCTGTACGAGCTCTGAGGCCAGCAGGCCGGAGCCAACGTCTGCAAAGCCCACCGACCAGATGTCGCACGGCGCTTGTCGTACTACGGCGCCCCCGTCGGTAGCTAGCGGACTGTCCGCCCGGACTCGCATGGGCGTCGTCGAATCGGCTAGGCCGTCGGTGAGTTTGATTCGCTGATAGTGGGCATTGCTCGGCGACGTTCCGATTTCGTCGGTTGCGATGGGTTCACCGCTTCCGGGCAGGATGACGTTATCAGCCATATCACAGCGGATCAGGTTGGGTAATGTCGAAGGCAGCCACGTCAAACAGGTTTCCGCTAGTCACTACCTGCGACTCGGACAGCGTGTGCGTTGCGAGCAGCCGGGAGTTCGTGGCGTCCACGATCGCGTAGTGGGTCGCGGTGCCGGTGGCGGTGACGTTCCCGCCCGTGATGGCGGCCACGGTGACCCGGCGACCACTGGTAGTCCCGTCGGCGGGGGCGCCGACGCTGATCGAGGCTTTGTTGCCCAGCGATAACGTCGAAGTCGCTTGCGCAAAAGTTGTCGGCTGATTTGAACAGATGTGTAGATGAGTGGCCTCGGTGTCCAGCACCGTCAGGCCGTTATCTAACACCCGGTCGTTAAAGAATGCGGGCACGTTTAGTCTCCAAGGGTTTGTCCAATGATCCGAATTTGCTGATTCAGGGGCATAAAGGT